TTCAGCCTTGCATTCGGGACACATCCAAGAGAAGCACCCTTGGTCTGTCTTCATCCATTCGTGCCAAAACTCATCACCACCAACAGGTTCGTCATCTTCGTCAATCTCGCCAGCAAGGCTGCCCTGGCTTACGAGAAACTCTTTGCGGTTCCATCGATTGTGGTGCCGAGCCTTAAATTCGCGCAGTAAGCCAGGTTTCCATGCCCACACCTCATCGCCAAACAACCACCGCACAGATTTCTCTTGAAAGTTTGACAGGTTGGCACCGCCAAGGATGAGCGGCATGTGCGGGAACATAATTTCAAGCTTGCGGCTGGCGTGTCTGTCTTTTGGCCACAAACCGGCGATCGATGGGCAGGACATGAGCGCAGGTTTTAATCGTGATTCGCCCCAAAACTTAGCATCCGCGTCCGTTTGACAGGCGTAGAGCATCGGGCCTGGGTCTTCCGCTACAATGTAGGGAATCAGCGCCTCTGCCATTGTGGATTTGCCCGAACCGGTCGGCGCAACCACTACGACTTGCCGCGTGCCGCTATCTGCCGCACACTCCATTGGTTGTTTCCACCAAGGCGTTTGGTCTGGGTCATACTTGGGCGACCGCTCAGAGTTGGCGATTCTGACATTCTTAGCTGCCCATTGCCACGGCTTAAGGCGGGTGGATGCCGCGATCGCCGCTCGAAATGCCTTGCTCATAAGTCGTCCAACCCTTTCCAGAATGCTCCTTGCTCGTCGGCCATCATATTTAGAATCTCGTCACCTTGGAGCCGTAGCACCTTATGAGCCGCAGCCGCGTCTAGCCCTTCCACGACTGGGGCTGCATCATTGCACAGCTTGAGGACGCCAGCTTTTACGACCGCGCCAATCCGCGTATCGTTCTCCCGCATAGCATCGCGCCCCACCAGCTCGCCGGTTTCCTTTTGCACCTTCACAGCCATCTGGATGCCTTTGAGTTTTTCGTTGAGTATCTTTACCGTGTTGTAATCGGTCGCCTTGGTGATCTCGTCCTTGATAGCCTCGATGGTGTGGGCGTCCATCGCCGAGTCACCAGCGGGGATGGCTGCATCAGCCGGCACCCGTGGCCTGTTCGTTTCAAGCCACTTCAGCATCGCTTTGTCCTGCCAAATGTCCACACCTTGGTTGCTCGCATTGTTCAGTACGTTGAACGTAATGCCGAGTTCGGCGGCGCGGGATTTTTTGGTTTTACGTGGCATGGTCGTGGGTTGTCCTAATTGCAAATTGCTTGCATTAAAAAACGTCGAGCGCCCCACCTCGATGGGGGTCTGTATTTGGGCGTAGGGTTCCCATAGGGGGGTGGGTGTGTCTCGATGGTTCCGGCTGTGCCCCTATACATTGCGACGCCTTAGAATCGACGTGAGATGCCTTTAAGTTGCGCTGGGCGGGACTGTTCATTGATTGATTCATGGTGGTGGGTATGGGGGTGTTATTCGGGATGCTTCTGATCGTTCCTTGCCCATACCCCACCACCCACATCAAGGCCGCGACTGATAAGGAACTCATCACAGTGGTAGTTGAACTGACGCACCCAGCCTGGAACCTCGGTGTCATCGCGGTTGCGGTTGATTAACTTCTTTGGAGTCTCTCTACCTCGCCGGATGTATGCGCCGCGCTTACAGCTGGGGTTTTGAGTCTCTGACATGGATGGGCTGGATGGTGGTGTCGTGATAGGCTGGGGTGGATAGCCCGCGGTCGATTAGAAACTGGTCGCAGTGGTCGTTGAACTCTTTGATCCGGTGCAAATCATCGATGGGATGGAACCCACACACATCGCGCGTAGTTGCCCCCCATATAGATTTGACCGGTTTCATTTGGCTCATTGGCACAAAGTCAATCATGAGATTGGATAGGCGTCAATTTCTAGCTCCTAAAAGTAATTCACATTTTATTCATGAAAAGCATTGACCTTATCTGAGAACCTGCTTTTGTAGGTGCATGACTGAGACAAAACCAACAACACAAGCACAATGAACAACACAAAACGCAACACGCTAAAATGGCGGCTCGCTCGCCTCGGATACTGGATCACTGACAATACTACGACCTTTACTGTCATTTGTTTTGCCATCCTCTGGGCAGCATCACTCGCATGGCATTTGATCACCTATTACGCACAAACACAATGAACCGAAAAGAAGCACAAGAACTGATCCCCATGATTATCGCATATGGCGAAGGGGCAAAAATAGAGCGATTTAATCATATGCTCTGCGATTGGGTTGCGGATGACAACCCGCTATTTCTCAAGGCTGGGGATTACCGCATTGCATCCACACCGCGGAGGATGAGGCTTTATCGAGCCGCTGATGGTATCTGGCATGAGATGACGGGCAGGGTTGTTCCCGCTGATCCTGCGCGTGTTGAGATCATGGATGTTATGGAGGTCTGCAAATGAGAATACATCTCCCTAAACGTGAGAGAGTGAGCATGGAGCAAATTGAAACGATCGTTTGCAACGACTATTCGATTGAGTCATCTGATTTGAGAAACAAATCTCGCGTGACCGACTTAAGCAACACGCGCCACGTCATCATGGCGATGGCTAGAGAGTTCACTGGCCTTGGCTTTGACTCTATAGCTGCATACTACGGCCAGCATTATTCCAGCGCGATCTGGGCATCAAAAAAAATCCGTGAGCATGACGAGTCTGGCAATGATGCATGGATCAGCTACAGCGAAGGCTTGCGGGCTAAGATTGCAAAAATAAATGACGAATTGATTGATAAGCAAAAAACATGAAAAGATTCACCGAAACGACAAAATGGAGCGATCCTTGGTTTATGGATTTGCCAGGGCCCTACAAGCTCTTCTGGCTTTACCTCCTAGACCACTGCGATAACGCTGGGGTTTGGCAGCCAAATACACGCCTTGCCCAGTTCCAAGCATCGGCGCAAATCGATGAGGAAAAGGCGTTGGAATTGTTCTCTGACCGCGTTGATATTTTAGACAATGGGAGATGGTATATTAACAAGTTTATTGGCTACCAATATGGGACGCTTTCGGAGGCTTGCAAACCACATATGGCGGTGATCAAACTTTTGGATCAGCACAAAATCCAAAGGGTATCCAAAGGGTATACAAAGGGTATACATACCCTTGAGGATAAGGATAAGGAAAAGGATAAGGAAAAGGATAAGGAATCAGATGAAGATTCAAAGCCCAAAACTGACCTGCCGAAAAACTGGCTGCGATGGAGTGACGCGAAGAAGAAAATACATCGAACATCACACAAAGAGCCGTTGATGGATGAGGTGGGCGCACTCCTTGGGCGCAGGAAGGCGTCTAAATGGACGCTACAGGAGCTTCAAGCGTTCTTGGGCGTGTCACCTAGCAAAGATGAGTTGGACGCCTTACAGCCCTACTACAGCGCAATTATAGACAAAGGCGAAGATTACCGCAGAACGTCCATTTTAACCTTGCTAAATAATTGGTCAGGCGAGATGGATAAAGCGAGAGCATTCAAAGCAAACAACCGATGAAAAAAACAACCAACAACCCCGAATCTCCGAAGCCGAAATGGAAGTGGAAAAACAGCACGGGCAAACACGAATTTGATCAATGCGAAAAAATGGTGGATGCCGCCCGTCAACTGAGCAATAAAACACAGCTCAAACATCCATAATGGATGATTCAACAATCAAAAACAACCACTAATGACCGAAACATCATACCCTCACAATGTGGGCGGGGAGAAATCCCTAATCTCACTCGCCCTCCAATACCCAGACGAGCATTTGCCAGAAATCCTAGCTGAAGGGATTACCGCTGAACATTTTTACACGCCGAGCGCACGAATCATCTTTGAAATGATTTGCCGACTGGTCGATGAGGGCAAACCAATGGAGCCTGTCGTGCTGATCGACTACCTAAACGAGCGGGGGTTGCTGCAAAGATGCGGAGGCGCGTCTGCTATTGCGGAAGCTTACACGTATGCGCCGAGTGGCCTTGCGCTCATGCACCACATCGAGCGAGTCCGCGCTAGCTATGCCATGCGCGAACTGATAAAAAAAGCGGCTGATATGTCGGCATCGGCTCAATCATCAGATGACCCGTGGACGGTGCTAGACAATGCCGAGCTTGATGTGTTGGCAATCCGCGAGCGTGTAGCGCCAGAGCAACAACTGACGACCAAGCAAGCAGTGGTGTCCGTCCTCGGTGACATCGAGGACGAGATCAGAGGCATCGAGCAGCCAGATGGCGTCAAGACTGGGTTCGCCGGTATTGATGCGATGACACGCGGGCTGCGTCCTGGCAACCTGTTTGTTATCGCCGCCCGCCCGTCGATGGGTAAAACCGCGCTGATGATGAACATTGTCGAACATGTCGCGCTGGATTTCGAAAAGCCGGTGTTGGTTTTTTCGCTCGAAATGCCAACCAATGAAATCGTTCGCCGATTGCTTGTGAGTAGATCTAAGGTGGGCGGTAGCTCGTTTGGGAGTCACACCAGCAAGGGCGAACTCAAGGCCGTCCAGCGGGCATCCGTGGCCATATCACAGTCATCTCTGCATTTTAACGACAAGGCGGGTATCAGCATCGGCGAAATCCGAGCGGTGGCCAGACGACACAAACGGCGGCATGGCATCAAAATGGTTGCGATTGATTACGCCCAACTTGCCAAATCCGGCTCCGACCAAGCCAAGTTTTCCCGTGAGCGTGAGATTGCAGAGATCAGCGCGGGGTGCAAGGCGATGGCTAAAGAGCTAAGTTTGCCCGTGATTCTACTCGCCCAGCTTAACCGCGACTGCGAAAAACGGGGCGGCAAAGGATTAAATAAATCAGTCCCGCGCATGTCAGATTTACGCGAATCCGGCGCACTTGAACAGGATGCAGATATTGTTGGATTGTTGCATCGCCCAGCATATTACGCCGAGGACGAAAACGAGCGAGAAGCCATTGGCGACTATGCGCGGTTGATCATTGCCAAGAACCGCAACGGTGCGACAGGCGATCAGCATTTGGCATTCATCCCAACCCTCACTCGATTTGAAAATGGCACAGTCCCTGACTTCCAAGAACCAAAACAATCAGGCGGGCGGTTTGGTGGTTGACAATAACCACCGCGCGATTGATAACCAAAACCAAACAGAAACAAAATTATGAATGGAAAACCAAATACTGAAACCAACCAGGAGGCTGATGAGCGCCACCCTATGTCGTCAGATGTTACGAGATAACGCTTGTATGGCCGTTAATTCGCCACTGCCTGCGACAGAGACTAATATCAAAAATCTGATGCACTACGCGCAAGGGAAGCTCGTCCGTGGATATTCTCCACAGAACACTCCAGATATCCAGTCCAGCGGATTTGGATCATCAGCCTTGTTCGATTCTTGATTCTGACGGCTTCAAAAAATAATCTCACATTGTGCGAAAATAATCCTTGCTATCTGTCGGACATTGTGCGAATCTCTTCTTGTCAGCAGGGAATCAGCCCTAAGACCAACCAAACAAGAAAATGAAAATCGAAACCACCACCGAAATCCAATCCGCAATCGTAAAGTTCGCTCCGTCCA